AATGTTAGTAAAAAACTAGTTAATAATTTAATAGATGGAGTTTTTACTCCAATAAATTATTCAAAACCTAGATTTGAAAGAAAAGTTAAAACTATAGAAAAAGTTGCAGAAGATAAAACTAAAAATAGTAAAAATTATAACTACTTTTTAAATGAAGATTTTGTTTTTCCACAAGACGAATTAGATGATGTAATAGATAGTTATGAAGACAAAGAGTTTTTTCCTGATGGCTATGAACCAGCAAAAGCAAACGCCATGAGAGATGCAAAAGGTAACATGATATACGACGAGAGAGGCAACATTAAAAATAAACCATCTTTCTTAGATAAAGTTGTACCTAAAATTAAAAACTTAGTTGTGCCAGGAAGTCCGGTTAGTAAAGCACCAACACCACAACTACAAACACCTGACGTGGATGCAACAAGAGTTGTGTCTAATACAAATGTGTCACCAACAGGATTAACAGCTAGTGAAAGTGCTTATTTAACAGAAGAAGAAAAGACAATGAAACTTAAAAACAGAGGTAAAATATAATGGCTAAAGATAATGCTCTACAAAAAATAGAGTCACATGAAAAACTTTGCAGAATCATGCAAAAGCAAACTCATGACAAGATGCATCAATTAGAAAATCAGATCACTAGAGTAGAAAGAATATTATTAGTATCTATGGGTGCTGTTATGAGTGGCATGGCCGGTGTCATATTGGTGCTAATTGAAAAATTGTAGCCGCCATACGTTAGTCCTACGTTTTAATGGATTATATCCAGTCTTTTAATTCTTCGCCCATAACTTGTGTAGCTATGTTTACTTTTTTACGTAAAGCTTTTACTATTTTTTCATCAACTGTTTTTTCTGCAATAATATCAATATAAGTCATTGGTTTTTCTTGACCAATACGATCTATTCTAGCTTCAGACTGCATTCTTTTCTCAAGATCATATCCATTAGAATAATAAATCATGGTAGAAGCACCTGTTAGTGTAATACCATAACCACCTGTTTGTGGAGTACCAACTAAAAATCTTACACTGCTGTCTGGATCTTGCATATTTTTTATAGCTTTTTGTCTATCTTGTGTAGATGTGTCACCAAAATAAGTTACAACAGAGTTATCCCCATACTGTTCTTTAAGATGTTTCACTATTGTTGCTATGTCGTTCCTCCAATGTGCCCATATTACAACCTTACCTTGTACCTCCTCTACAACGTTTTCTAATTCTGTTATACGATTGTTTTTAATTTCTTGGACAACACCATCGTCTGATTTAAAATGACCACAAGTAATTTGTTGCAATCTCATAAGCTGCACAATAGCACTTGTTGTAGTAACTAGTTTTCCATTCATTTCAGCAAGAGCTAGTTTTTTCATTTGTTTATAAACTTTGTCCTGTTCTGGTGTAAGTTGTATAATTCTTTTCATAAATGTTTTAGGTGGTAAATCTAAACAATCATCTTTTAATACACGGTAAGAAAAATTAGTTAATGTATTAGATAACTCTGGTAAATTTTTATATCCTTTTACTATTTGCACAGAGCGACCTCCAAAATTAGCTGTTTTCATCTCTGCATATCTATTACGAAAAGCATAGTAAGATGTAAAATCTAGTAAAAATGGATCTAAAAAATAACATTGAGTAAACAAATCAAGAGGTGATTTAGTGACTGGAGACCCTGTTAATATTCTTCTATATTTACATTGTATTGATAATTTTAATATATTTTTAGTTCTTTTTGCTGAAGGGTTTTTTATAGATGTAGACTCATCAATAGCTATTAATGTTTCATGGCAGCTTAAAAACTTTATGGCAAAATCAAGGCCTTTTTTTGTTGAAAATGCTTCAACATTCATAATTAAAACATGTAAATCCATTTCTGGTTTAAACAATGTTTTTAGTTTTGCTTCTTGTGTTTTGTTAATATTAGCTTGCCACAAAATTGACTTTTTCTGTATGTGGTCTGCCATATGTGTAGGTATTTCAGAGTCTTGCCAATTTTTGTATACACCTTTTGGTGCAATAATTAAGGCACCATTAATTTTACCTCTGTCATAAAGCATAGATATATTATCTATCAACACTTTTGATTTACCTGTACCCATCTCCATAAAAAGAGCGTAAGCTTCTTTATTCCAAGATTTTTCTAAAGCAGTTATTTGATGCTTATAAGGCTTAGTTTTAAATTTATAGTTCATAATCTTTTCTTCTTTCTATTTGACAAGCTATACGAAATATAATAGAAGTCAAGTAAGAAAGTTATGACGGAATACACAGAAATAAAAAAAGAAAAAGAACCTACTGTTTATTTGCTACAGGAAATACCTGGAACAAGTGTTGGCAGACCAAAGTTTAATATTATGGGTGCTCTTAAATATGGTAAACTAAAAGTTTTACTAAAAGAACACGCGCAAATTGTATTGAGTGCAGGTCCAGTTCTTTTTGAATTAAGAAAGTTATTAAGAGGTATAAAACCTAATGATTACTTATTATTAACTGGAGATCCATCTATAATATTTCTAGTAGGTCCAATCGTAAATTATTATACGGGTGGAAAAATTAATTTATTAAAATGGGACAGACAAGAAAAAGTCTATTATCCTGTGCCAATAAATTTCAATGAAAAGGGAGAAATAAATGAGTAATGAAAAATTACAAAGTATGTTTATTGAGGACGCACCTCAAGACGTAAATAATTTAGGCGGTGTAGAAAGTTTATCCGACTTAGTTATTAAATTACAAAAGTTAGAAGACGAAATAAAAGAAGACGAGGAACGTCTTAAATTAAAAAAACAAAACGCAGACCAGATATCACAAATGGCAATTCCAGAGATTATGGATTCATTAAAAATGAAGACTATGAAATTAGCTGATGGATCTGCAATAGAAGTAAAAGAAATTTACAGCGCTACTATACCTCTTGATAAGAGAGAAGGCGCATATAACTGGCTTCGAGAACATGACTTAGGTGATCTTATTAAAAATGAGATCACAGTTTCCTTTGGTCGTGGCGAAGATAACAAGGCGAGCGAATACGCAGACCTTGCAAAAGGGAATGGGTTCGAACCAACCCAAAAGTTGAAAGTCGAACCTATGACCCTCAAAGCATTGTTTAGAGAACGTTCTGAGAAAAACGAAGAACTTCCGTCTGAACATTTTAATCTGTTTAAGGGAAACAAAACAAAAATAACAAGGAGCAAATAACATGAGCGAAGAAACAAGAGACGTCGCAAACAAACAAGGTGGTGCATTAGCAACTTTGGACTTTGTTGCAGACTCAGGAATGGGTCTTGAAAACATTGACAAAGGTGATCTTGCTTTACCTTTTCTGAAATTACTGCAAAGTGGTTCAGATGAACAAAAAAAGAAACATGCTAAATATGTAGAAGGAGCAGAAGCTGGTATGTTTTACAATACAGTTACAAAAAAATTGTATGATGGAGAGAAGGGAATAGAAGTTATTCCTGTGTTCTACAAAATGACTTACCCTGAATGGGCACCTTTCGAAAGAAGCGAAGGTAGACCAATCAGTAATGATAGGGGTCCAGGAGTTATGGCAGAAACAACTCAAAATCAAAATAACAATAAGGATGTGTTGAAGAATGGTAATGAGATTATCAAAACAGCAAATCATTTTGTTATCATTAACGGAGAAAGACCTGAGAAAGCTTTAATGACTATGAAGTCTACTCAGTTAAAAGTCAGCAGAGGATGGAATTCACAAATGGAAGATCAATTTGAGACAGATCCTAAAACTGGCAAGTCTGTACCGGCACCTATGTTTTCAAGAGTATACAAACTAAGATCTGTTGAGAACGCAGGAAGCAATTTTAATTGGCATGGTTATACCATAGACATGTTAAAAAAAGTTGACAATGCTGGGCTCTATCAAATGGCCCGTGATTTTCACAATTCTTTAAAAAACTCGCAGCAAAAAGCTGCCACAGTTTCAGAGGATAATAAATCAAATTACTAATTTCTCGTAAGAGGAATATGGGCGGTCATAGGGAGACTGAAGCCGCCCGTAATAAGGGATCAATATGGTTAATGAGTTTATAAAATTATTTACTGGGTATGAAGGTGATTTTGGTATTGCCGACATGTCCAAAACTTCTTTAGACTCTAACAAAAACAAAATAAAACCTAATTACGAATGGGCAGGCAGACCCGTATCTTCTATTGATTATAAAAATCATATAGAAGGAAAAATTTCTATAGGAATACAACCCTGTAGATTAAATAAGACAGTTCAATTTGGTTGTATAGACATTGATCCACCAGACTACGGACAATTTAAAGTAGAAGAATTTTTAGCATTATTCCAACAATATAAATTACCTTTAATACCTATACTTTCTAAGAGTGGCGGTTTGCATTGTTATTTATTTTTAAAAGAACCCATACCAACCATAGATTTAATAGAGGCATTTAAATCTTTTTTACTTCCTCTAGGTTTATCTTCTACAACAGAAGTTTTTCCAAAACAGAAAGAATTAAAGGAAGATGACAAAGGAGATATTAAGCCAGGTAATTTTATAAACTTACCATATTATAACAACGGTAGTTCAACTAGGTATGCGGTAGATAAGAATAATTCTAAACTATCATTAGAAGATTTTATTAAATATGCAAATGAATCAAGAATAGATAAACAAAAATTAAGTGAATTAGTTACTAGCACATACAGAGATATACTATTAGGCACAAACGAAGAATTTGAAGACGGACCACCTTGTCTAGCTTTATGTTCTAAGAAAAAATTAAGTGATGGTAGAGATCGTTTTATGTATAACTACATGGTATTTGCAAAAAAGAAATACAAAGACAAATGGCCAGATCAAGTAGCAAAAGCAAACTATAATTATTTAGAAGATCCTTGGGATAAATCAAAACTAGACAGTAAGATAGCTGCATGGAAAAAAGATACAGCAGGTCATACTTGTTATGAAGAACCTATACAATCTAAATGCATGCGTACGTTATGTTATTCTAAACCCTTTGGAATAAAATCAGATGGTATAACTACATTTCCAGACATAAAAGATTTTGCAATTATAAAATACTCTGATCCTGAATACAGATTTAACATTGTCATGCCTAACGATGATAACGTAGAAGTTACAATACCTAATACAAAACTTATGACTAATCAAAAAGATGTTTTAAATTTTGTATGGGAACAGACAGGTATATATTTTGAACCATTAAAACCAAAAGATTGGAGATCTAAACTAACTTTATTAAGAAACAATTGCCAAGAAATTACACCACCTGCAGGAACACAGATAGCTGATAGATTAAAAGAAGAGTTATATCAATATTGTGTTAATGGACCACAAGCTATGAAAAGAAGTCAAATTAATAGTGGTGCATGTCTTACAGAAGAAGCATATCATTTCTTTAGGTTCGAGTCTTTTCTTGAGCATTTAGGAACTAATTGGAAGATTCCAGAAGAAAGAATTGCACAGAAACTAAAAGAAAAATGTTCTGTAGAATTTGGACATTCACTAAATATAGATGGCAAAACATTAAAAGTATGTAGGGTATCACAGCTGCATTACAAAAGAATAGAACACAAACTAACAGATAGAGAGAAGTCTAATTATTAATGAGATATAAAGTTATAGGACCACCAGGAACGGGTAAGACATATACACTCTTAAATGAAGTAGCAAACTACGTTAACAAAGGCGTACCATTAGATAAGATAGGTTATTTTTCTTTTACACGTAAAGCTGCAAACGAAGCAAGAGATAGATTTTTAAAAACAAACCCTACATTAGATAAAAAAGATATAAGATATTTTCAAACATTACACTCATTGGCATTTACTAGATTAGGTTTAAAAGAAGAAAACGTAATGCAAGAAGGTAATTATAGAAAAATAGGTGAGACATGTGGTGTGCAAATAAAATATGCAGCGTACGAAAAGAACGAATGGAATGGAATATTTACATCAGACAGTGAGTATTTAGGTTTAATAAGTTTAGCAAGAGTAAAACAAATTAGTGTATTAGATCAATATAATTTGAACGAACATCTTGGTAAAATTCAAAGAGACAAGTTAGAGGCAATAGACAAAGAAATAAACAACTATAAGAGTGTGTATGGATTAATTGACTACACAGATATGTTGGATAAATGGTTGGGACCAAAAGGAACAGCACCGCAATTTGAAGTTATATTTGTAGATGAAGCACAGGATTTATCCTTAATACAATGGTCTATGATAAAAAAATTAGAAGAAAATTATTGTAATGATGTATGGATTGCAGGAGACGATGACCAAGCGATATTTGGTTGGGCAGGAGCTGATGTTAATTCATTTATAAATTGGAAAGCAAAACAGATACCACTGACAAAATCAAAAAGAGTGCCACAACTTATTCAACAAAAAGCATTAGATGTCATAGAAAGAATTAACACAAGATTAGATAAACAATACTTACCTAAACCTGAAATTGGTAATATAAATCAACGATTTAAGCTGGCTGACATAGACATATCAAAGGGACAATGGTTAATATTAACAAGGACTAAATCATTATTAAAACCTATATCTGCTTTTTTAAAACGAAAAGGTTATTTTTTTGAGAGTAGTCAAGGCAATAGTATAGGTAAAGGTTTATACGATGACATAAACAATTTTAAAAAAATGCAAGAAGGAGAGAAATTACCAGAAATTTTAGAACAGAAAGTTATAGAAAGATTAGATGATAAAAAACCAGAATTTAATAAACCGTGGTATGAAGCTTTTGTCAAAGTTCCATTCCATCAGATTGATTATGTAAAGTCTATGTTTATTAATGAAGAAGATTTATCAAAACAACCTAGAATAAAAATATCTACAATACATGGAGCAAAAGGTGGAGAGGCAACTAATGTAGTTTTGTATTTAAATCAAACAGAGAACACTTTGAAAGGAACAAAAAAATCAAAAGACAAATATGATGAAGAACAAAGAGTTTGGTACGTAGGTATTACAAGAACCATAGATAATCTATATTTAATAAAATGTAAAAACAAAAAGAAGGAGTATAAAATATGACGGCGTACAAAAAACAAATTGGAGGATCTCACTATAAATCGATGGTCATGCAACCAAGTGAGTTTATAAACAAGAACAGGTTGCCTTTTGCAGAGGGATCAGCTATAAAATACATATGCAGGCACGCTGCCAAAGGAAAAGAACAAGACATCGACAAAGCAATACATTATTTAGAAATGATTAAAGAGAGAGATTACAAATGATATTTAAAGCACAAACAGAATGGGTAAAACCTACAGAATTTCCAGACCTACGTCATGCTGATGAAATTGCAATTGACTTAGAAACACATGATCCAGAACTAAAAAAATTAGGCACAGGTTCTATTGTTGGTAGAGGTAAAGTTGTAGGCATAGCTGTAGCTACAGATGGTTACTCAGGTTATTTTCCGTTTGATCATGAAGGTGGTGGTAATTTAGATAAAGATTTAGTTATGAAATGGTTTAAAGATGTTTGTGAATCTACAGCTGACAAAGTATTTCACAATGCAATGTATGATGTGTGTTGGATTAGAGCCATGGGGTTTAAAATAAATGGTAGATTATATGACACTATGATTGCAGCATCATTAGTAAATGAAAACAGATACAGATTTGATTTAAATAGTTTAGGTTGGGATTACGTTGGCCAAGGTAAAAACGAAACAGAATTAAACAACGCAGCAAAAGAATGGGGTGTAGATCCTAAAGCTGACATGTGGAAATTACCCGCATTATACGTAGGTAATTA